CAGAAGGTTCAATGATGGCAAGTGTGCCATTGTTTTCTTCGATTTTGACGGTGGTTGTCGAAACCCCTTCTTCATCGAAGATCTCGGTTGCACCGACTTGGCCGGGCACGAACGGTTGATTGTTCAGCGCAGCCGTCAGCGCAATGACTGAAAATTCTTCCCACATAGTCTTCTTTCCTCTTAGCGCGCGCGGATGCCGACAGCGTTCAGCTGTGCGACCTTGGCGGCAGTCTTGGCTTCATCATCAACCGAAGCATCGAACTTCAGTGTCGGCAGCTTGGCTTCAGCATCACGATCAATGATGGTAACTTCGACATCAGCTGATGTTGCATCAACCGAATATCCCAAAATTGCCGTGGCCACTTCTGCGCCTTCGATGCCAACGGTTTCGGCAGCAGGCGATGGAACAAAGCTGCCAGCAGCGGCAGTCAGTTCACCGATGACGGTTCCCGCCTCGACCACACCCGTTCCGGCCGGGATCGTGGCTTGCGCGCGTGAACGCCGCCCCGCTGCTTCCGACAACAGGAAGGACAGATTGCGGGTTTGCATTGTTACGTTTTCCATGTGTTACGCCCCTTTGCGTGCGCGACGGCTGGCATAGATGGTGCCGGTGTCGATGGTTGCGGTGGTCTTCTTTGGTGCTGCAGTGCCCGCACCAGGCTGCGCAAGCGCTGCAGCGGCTGTCCGGTTGGCTTGATAGCCCTTGGGGTCTGCCGGTTCATCACCTGCAGGCACCGGCGCATCTACTGCAGCAGCCTTCAGCGCTTTGATGGCGTCTTCTGCCGACATTTCGGTGTCGAAGGCCAAGTGCTTCGCAAGCTGTTCATGGCCCTGCGCTGCATCGTCTTCCGTGATGGCCTTGATGCGGGCCTTCACATCACCAGCGGAAACCGTTTCTGCCGTTGTGGCTGCAGGTTTCGGGTCCGCTGTTGCGGGTTGTTTTGCCATTTTGGGTTTTTCCTTTTTGGCTTGGGTTGGGGCAGCGGACGCCGCCTTCTGCGCCTTGGCATTGAAGGTCCAATCCTTCTTCTCTGCCATGGCAACGAGTCGTTCGGGGGCGTTCGCGTATTGCCTGAAGTCGAAGGCAGTGACGTTCGAAGACTTGGCCTTCACAGCGTCCGTCGCAAAACCACGTTCAACAGCTTCATCGGGTGTCAGCCAGATTTCGCCTTCCATTTCTTCCAGAAGGTCTTCGACATCTTCACCAGATTTTTCTGCGTAGATTTCAGCCATGCCGCGCCCAACCTTGCGCGCGCTTTCAGCATAGCTTTCCAGGTCTTTCGCATTGCCGTAGGCAACGCCGGACGGGCCATGAATCATCATCTGTGAACCCGCGCGCATCGTGATCGTGTCACCTGCCATCGCAATCAAGGATGCACTGGACGCAGCCATGGCATCCACAATCACCGCGACATTGCCCTGATGCGCCACAAGCGCATTGTAGATGGCGATTCCGTCATCGGTGTACCCACCGCCCGAATTGATGCGGACGGTGATGTCAGCGGTGCGGCCAACTTCAGCCAAAGCATAGATGATATCCGTGGCCGTGAAGCCCTCATCCCAAAAGTTATCACCAACGAACCCGTAAAGAACGAGTTCGCCATCAACCAAAATGGTCATTTCTGTCTCCTTTGTTCAGGTAAAGCGAAAGCGTTTTGCGTATCGGGTGCGTTTCTGACCGCCGCCCGACCGGGCACATTCGCTTTCATAATGCGCAATCAAGGACGCCAATCGGCGGTCATTGGCGCGCATGAAAGTGACTTCTTCACCGTCGATGCGCACGGTTTCCCGAACACCGCCAACGGCCAGCTTCAGCTGCATCTTCTTTAATGCAGTGACCACATCACACGGCTTGGCGATGTCGATTGTGTCAGCGCCAATCTTCACAGTGCTTTGAATGCTCATTTGGTCACCTGCGGTGTTTGTGCCGGCGCATCTTTGGGCGCATAGGGTGACTGCATGCCTGCCTCGACATAACGCTGATGTTCGCGCTGCCGTTCTTCAAAAAGCGCATCTGAATCAACACCCAAATCGCCGGTTTCAATGGCCACCGAACTGGTGCCGTTCTTCAGGCGTTCCGTTGATGCCTTTGCTGATTTCAGGTCATCAGCAGTTGGCTTTGGTGGACCTTGCCAACCAGCCAGGCACACCCGCGACCGGTTGGCCCTGAATGCGCGATACCCACCCTTGAACGGAATACGCCCTTCACCAATTTCTTCATCAAGCCAGTTTTCATAGGCCATCTGACACATCGGTGCTGCAACACGTTCACGCCGCCGGGCAACCACGGGCCACAAAGAAGACGTTTCCATCCGCACGCTGGCATAGGTCGCGTCCGTGTAATCCATCGTCAGACCGCCATATGAACAGCCGATTGTGCGCGCCATGTCGCGCGCCAGGCTGTTGGAAAACGGCAGGAAGTCTTTGCCCGGCACATTGGCTGTTTCCAGCGCAAGTTTCTGACCCGGACCCAAATGGGAAACCTGCGGGTCTGCACCCACCGAACTACGGCTGTCTGCGGCAGCGTCCAGACTGCCCGAAAGATAGCCCAGATATACCTTGCCATATTCAATACCATCACCACCCTGTTCCTTCAGGACTTCCAGCGCTTCATATGCATCCGCACTTGGCGTTTCGCTGGTCAGCGTGATGGCAAAGATGGTTTGCAAAAGAGCCATCTGCAGCGTGGCGTCATCCAGCATTTCAGCCTGAATATGCTTGCGGAACGCAGGGGCCAGCTTGGAAATTCCCCGGACATCGGTGGCATCCATCGGGTCGAAGATATGCATGACCAGCGACCGGCCATCGGCATCAAATGCAGCATAGTCCTGCTTCGCGCGGACACCATCCAGGCTGGTGTCGAACCGATAGGATACCGGACGGCCCTTGCCGTCATGGCGAATACCTTGGAACATCCCGTCAAACGAATTGGTGTCCTGCACCAGCTTTTGGGGTGGCACCAGACACAGCTTTGTTCCGGTCGCAATGCCGTAGCGGCTGCGGTCGGCATCATCGAAGAAATCAAAGACACCCGTGACTTCCCCAAAAGCGATGTCCCACCGCAGACCAATATCGACCATTTGCGGGCCGCTCAATTTTCCCCGCATGTCGCATTCTTTTTTGTCGTGCCAGAACGCCTTCCAGCGGCGCTTCAATATCCGAATGAATTCAGCTTTTTCTTCATCGGAATAACCAAGCCCGGTCAGGTCCGGGTCAGGGTTCAAGGTCAGACCAACACCAACAGTGTCCGCAATCACTTGGTCGCATGCACCCTTCAAACGGCCTGAATTCTGGATAAGGTCCATGGCCAAACCCGCACTTCGCGACCAGGCACGCCGGATGTCATCCCGGCTATTGGTCAGCGGCGCGACCCGCGATGCGATAGCGCCGCTTTTTGTGTCGCGCAGATACCGTGCTGTTGTCCGGTTCGAAACGGAACCTTCTGGACCTTGCGAACCGTTTGGACGCATCAGATGCAGCGCTTTTTTGATAAGGCCAGTCACAGCTATTTCTTGCTCCATTTATTTCGGGCACGCTCTTTCACGCTGTCCGATTTGTTCTGCGCTTCAACCTCATTCACCGCAGCTGGCTGCACCGGCAACAACAGGTCTTCGAAATCACCCTGAACGTCTTCTGGTGGACACTCACGCGCCGCCATCAGCTTTTCCCATTCGGTGTCAGGCAGACTGCGAACCCCCAAGCGGGTGGCTGCAGCTTCAGCCTGCAAATGAGTGTCCAGCCCTTCATTGGCCTGACTTGGGTCTTTCACCCACAGATAGCGGGTGAAGCCGGACTTGGCTTTTTGGGCCTTGCGTGATTCCGCTGTCAGCTGCCGGAAATATTCATCTTCCAGCCCCCGTGGCAGCGCCACATATCCGCGTTCTTCCGGGTCATTTTTCTTCAGATTCCGGTAAAGCGCCATCTTCAGAACGGATGATGCGAAGTTATAGAAGCGCTTCGAATACCGGACAATTTTGCCCCGCCGGTTGCGCTCTTTCTTCACCACGGCCAGAAGCGGCGCGCTTTCAGGATGCACACCGCGAACCATGATGACGCGACCCGCCGGATGCTTGCGCGCCCATTCCCAGACGTCTTCCGTGTAGGCGTTGCCGTCGATGGCCAGCATGTCGATTTCGACCTTGCGGCCATAGGCATTCCGGAAACCCTGCTTCAGCAAACCGTTAAGGTTCGCCTGACATTTTTCATCCGAAATATGACCGGTGAAGACGCCATATTCCACGACCGCGCGGCGCTTGTTCTGCCCCCATGCAACCACCTGCCATTCAACCCGGTCACCCTGACAGTCAACGCCGCAGGTCAGCAGCGGATAACCGGCAGGAATGGTGCCATGCACATAATCGGATTCTGACGCGCGGTCGCGCAGGTCTTCCCAAGGTGGCGATTCCCCAAGCACGCGATAGGCTTTGCCAACCACGTCATTCCAGAAGGTCTGTTCCTTTGGCGGGTCACCTTTCGCGGCAAGCCATGAACGCGCGATGCGCTCAAAGGATTGCAGCAGTGAATAGGCTGACCAGATGTAAAATGACCGATGCACGCGCTTCATCTTTGGGTTCTGCGCAACCCACCGCGCGCCCTTCAGCATCTTTGGCCGATGGTGTTCTTCAATCGCCTGACCACATCCTTGGCAGACAAAATGTGCTTTTTCTGGATGGTCTTCATCCAGATTGGCCAGCATGTTTTCCCAATCAAGGGTCTGCATGTGGCCACAGGCATCATCCGGACATGGAAGTTCCAGAATTTCCTGCGAACCATCTTCATAGTTCTTTGTGATGCGACATCCCGGCACCACCATGGGTGTCGAAATCTTGAAAATCTTCGCAAACTCATATCCCTGACTGCGGCTGTCAGCTTGCGTTTCCGGGTCACCGGCACTGTTCATGTCCCACTTAGCAAGGTCATCCTGCACCTGACGGGACATCGAAACCTGACTAAGTGATGCAGGTGAATTTGCACCCGAAATCTGGATTGCCCCGCGACCGTCGCGGCGCTCCTTATAAAAAACTGAATCCTGACCGTCGCGGGCCTTCAGTGGAAAAATCTTGCGAAGCGCCGTTGTGCCTTTCAGCATGGGTGTCAGCTTCATCTTCGACCAGCGGCGCGCGTTCTCATCCGTTGGGTGGACATAAAGAATGTCGCCAGGGTCCATGTCCATCGAACCGCCGGTGAAGATGTTGGCCAGCACGGTGCCGCCCAACTGCGCTGACTTCGACAGCGTGACGATGCGGCACGGGTCATTGGGTGAAAGCGCCTGCAGTATTTCGTCAAAGTAGCTGAAGCGCTGCCGATTGTAGGGGCCGGGCATCGGACTTTCGCGCTGCGAAAAGACAATGTTCTGTTCAGCCCAGGTCAGATAGTCAACGTCCGGCGGTGGGTCGATGACATCCGCCAACACATCATGCGCCATCCATTCCGCACTGGTCACACCCACATCAAGCATCTTTAGTCCACCTCGATCGAAGCCACCCTTTCCTTGCTGGCAGCGTCAGCCCGTGCCCTTTCCTTCATCGCTGCCGTTGCCCGGACTTTCTTGAATTCAGAACGCAGCAAGTGCAGAACATCGCGCTGCGGAATGTCGAACTGCGCAGAAATCGCTGCGCCCAAATCTGGAAGTGATCCCTCAAAAATCTGCAGCATCATGCTGGCCACGCGGGTCATCTGTTCGCGGGCATCATCAGCAGCCACCAGCATGCCTTGGCGCAAGGCTTCTTCAGACGCCTGAATGCGGTTGGTGCGCAGCTGCTGTTCCAGCTTTGCGCGCTTAATCTGGTCTTCAACCGTGTCCACTTTTGGTTTTGCCGGTGGAACTGCCGTTGGTTGGGCTTGAACCGGTGCTTCATCATCCATTGGAAGGTCGGGCTGGACTTCTTCCGCTGGCTGGTCGGCAGATGGTTCTGCATCGGTGGATGTCCGTGTCTCGATTCCATTGCCAAGCGCTTGCCCGATGTCGCGATTTCGGCGCACCTGTTCGACAGCGACGGACACAACCACCTTTCCCTTTTTGCCGGGTTGGGTGAATGCGTCATCCCGCAAGATGTCACGCGATTTCCACTGACTGACAGCCGCGCGGCTGACACCCATGTGGCGCGCAAAATCTGCCTGCGTCTGATGCTCCTGTGCTGGCTGCATGGTTTTCAAAACTTCCCCGGCGGGCTGCGCTGATGTCGATTGCCAAGCGGCTGGCTGTTAAGCAGCACCCCTTCATTGTTAAGGCTTTACAAAAGCCGTCTGACTAGCGAACCCTCGGGCAGCTTACGCCCCGCGTGCGTTCAGAACGGCGTACGGTCCCTAAATTTTTCGACGCTAGAGTATAAGCTAAGGGCAGGGGTCAAACGCCCAACACCCGATTGATTTCATGATCAAGACGGCGCGGCAGCACATCAGCCACAAGACCTTCGAACGCTGTTGCGGTTGCGCCCTCAACCATTTCGAGTGGGATGAAGACACCAGACTTCAGCTTCTCCAATTCAGTGCGACCACCAATACGCTGGAAGACGTGGCCACCCATGTTCAGCGCCACACGTCCGCGCACGAAGCTACCGCCTTTGATGAAAGCCCCTTCAAACA